AAAGTTACGTTATTGATATATCGAACCAAGAAATAAAGCCTGGTGAAATTATTAATGTAAAAGGGTTTGATACAACAGCATCAGATTTAACCAATACAGAAATAAATAATTTATTAACGACTATTAATGGGGCATTCCAAAGCGAATTTGGTAGAGATGCGACATACGGAGAAATAGCAGGAAATCTTAACCAATTAAAAGGCAAGACCGACGCGGAGATAAAAACCTTTTTAAACAGTACGCCAGAAGGCGTTACGTTTGACAAGGCAGTCAGTTTGTATCAACAAACTTTAGGAAGGGCTCCGACACAAAAAGAAGCAATAGCTGCTGTTGCAGCATTGAATAGTGGGCAAACAGAACAACAGGTTGTTGATGGCACTATTAAAGCAACAGATGAATATGCGGCAATACAAGCTTCAATATCAAAATCGACTAGTGTTTCTTTGAGCCAAGAGGCGGTAAAAAAAGCAATATCTGAATCGGAAAGTATTAGCCAAAAAATAGCAGAGGATGCTTTAAAAGCAGTATCTATTTCAAAATCTATAAGTGAATCATTATCAATAAGTACGGCAAACAGTGTATCTAGGGCGGCAGATGAAGCAGCAACCCAAGATTGGGTAGCCCCGGACGGAACGAAATACAAAATCCCAAAACTGTGGGATGAGTACACGGTAGACAGAAAAATAGAATGGTTTAATCAGAATGGTTGGACTGCTACAAAATTACAAAGCAATGGCGTTAAAGAAGAAGATATTGCAGTTCTTGTTGAAAAAGGGCTGAAAAGAGGCGAATGGAAATCTGCTGATGAAATTAAAGTAGAAGCAGAAAAAGCAGCGGAAGCTGAGAAAGTAAGTATCAGTAATTCAATATCTGAATCAATATCGACATCCGAGCTAGAGGTAGAAAATAGCAAAACGATAGACTGGGTATCTCCAAATAAAACGGTTATACAAATACCAGCAAAATGGGGTAGCTACACAAATAGTGAGAAAATAAACTGGTTTAAAGAAAAGAAATACACCGCAACTACATTACAAACATGGGGTGTATCAGATAGTGATTTAACAGCCTTTGTTGCGCTTGGTCTAGACCGCGGAGGATGGCGAAGTGAAGCGGAGATTAAAGCACAACAAGAAGCAGATGCAATTAAGATTTCACAAGATGCATTGAAAGCGGCATCAGTATCTGAATCGTTGAGTCAATCAGAGTCAATGAGACTAGCTGCTGTTGCAAAGGCGGAAGCAGACCGAATAAGCACCAGTAATTCTATTTCACTAAGCATAAAAGCGGTGGCTGATGCTAAAGCAGAGGCGGACCGGATTAGTACAAGCAATTCAATATCACTGAGCCAAGTGGTTGCTGCGGCAGAAAAAGCAGAAGCAGCAAGGATAAGCACAAGTAAAGCTGTTGCAGAATCAATAAGCATTAGCAACAAAATAAAAGAAGACGCATTAAAAGCAGCGTCTGTTTCTCAATCAATTAGTGCATCACAATCAGCATCGATCTCTGAATCTAAATCTACGTCGCAAAGCTTAAGTGTTTCTAAATCGGTAAGCATAAGTGAGTCAACGTCGCTTTCTATTTTGAATAAACAATGGTTGTCAGAGTTAGCTTCAATCAGCAAGTCTGAGTCGATCTCCATAGCGGCTAGTATAAGCAAATCAAAAGCAGTAAGTGTGAGCGAGTCTGCTTCGCTTTCTATTTTGGAAAAACAATGGTTGTCAGAGTTAGCGTCAATTAGCAAGTCAGAGTCACTGTCGTTATCAACAAGCGTCATTAATTCAATATCTGCGTCAAAGAGTGCGTCATTATCTACATCTGTTTCTGTTGTTGAAAGCCAAGGCCTGGCAAAGCTTTTAGGGATAAGCGCTAGCACGAGTAAATCTATTTCTGAGTCAATAAGTACAAGCGTGGCAAACGCATCAAGCATTAGCGCCTCAATTTCGCAAATGACAAAAATTGAAGAAGATAAAAAAATAAGCTTATCAACATCAATATCAGCGAGTAATTCAATATCAGAAAGCTTGGCAAAATCAGCGTCAATATCAAAAAGCATTTCTATTTCACAGAAGCTAGAGTCGATCGAAATAAATCAAAGGACATCTGTTTCTAATTCTATTTCGATTAGCGAATCGTTAAGCCAGTCTGCAAGCACTTCAATATCACAGTCGGTGAGCCAAGCTGTTTCCAATTCAATTTCGATAAGCGAATCATTAAGTCAATCAGCTAGCACATCTGTGTCGCAATCAGTTAGTCAATCAATAAGCGAGTCAGTAAGCAATTCAACAAGTCAGTCGGTTAGTACATCAGTTAACCCAACAATATCTATAAGTGAATCAACGTCCATAAGCGAATCAACATCTGTAAGCCAGTCAGTAAGTACGTCTGTAACAATATCAACAACGCAATCTACTAGCACGTCGGTTGAGCCGACAGTATCGGTAGCAACATCAATAAATACATCTGTGACGGTAACCCCTACTGTTTCTGTCACAGAGACGCCAACAGAAACAATTACATTTTCACCAACGCTTGCTATTACGACACCAACGCCCACGGTAACGGTTACTGAATCGTTTGAACTAACAACACCGCCGCCAACAATACCTTGGCCACCAACCTTGAGCGTTACAGAAACAACATCTCTTCCGCCGACAACAACTCCACCGGTTACGACAACAAAGCCACCGGTTACGACAACGAAGCCGCCTGTAACAACGACGAAACCTCCACCCTTTCCATTATTTTTCGTTCCGGGGTATGATCAAACAAAGCGTTATATTGACTATGCACAACCAAATGTACCGCCACCAGAGTTTGGGCCGTACGATCCGTTCAAAGCCCCAAATTACTTGAGACCTTTGCAAGACGCTGGTAATTTTGGAATAGCAGCCTTAGTAGGAGCGTTCAATGATGGCAAGCCGGGGAATGGGGGCAATCAGCCCAAGTAAAATGCCCAAAGCAAAGATGAGAAAGCGCCGTGATGATACTGACTTTCAGCAATTTGCTGAGGGCGGAGAAGTATGGAATAAGCCTAGACCAAAAAGCCTTGGCAAGCCAAAGCCATTAAGTCCAGCTAAAAAGTCCAAGGCAAAAGCCATGGCTAAAGCAGCAGGCAGGCCTTACCCAAATCTTGTAGATAATATGCGAGCATCCAAGGGGTGATCATGAGCGATGATGAAGAAAAAAAGAAGCGTCTGGATGCGCAGCTAACGAATGTAGACGTTGACAAAAGTGGCGTTGCAGCAGCCGGGCGAGTAAACTATACGCTGCCCTTGAGCAAAGATTCCTCAATACAAGCTTATGCAGACATTGAAGCTAGGAAGCGTAAGGGTGAAAAGCTTGGGTTATCTTCGCCTATGGTTGGCTTAAACTACACCAAAACATTTAAAAGTGGTGGTAAAGTCAGAACCGCATCAGCTAGAGCGGACGGTATAGCCAAGAGAGGCAAGACCAAGGGTTCAATCGTTTAAACGGGCAAACGAAATGACTACATCCGGTTCAGCAACGTTCAACCCTAACCTCAACGAGATGGTTGAAGAAGCGTATGAACGCTGCGGCAAAGAATTGCGATCTGGCTATGATTTAAGAACCGCTAGAAGAAGTCTCAATCTGTTGATTACAGAGTGGGCGAATCGCGGTATAAATTTATGGACGATGGAACAAGGGGCTATTCCTCTGTACGCCAATCAAATTACCTACCCGCTGCCTATTAACACAGTGGACTTGGTAGAGACAATTGTGAGAAACGGCGTTGGGCAAAATCAAACAGACATCAACATCAGCAGAATTTCAGTTAGCACGTACTCAACTATCCCGAACAAGCTGGCGACTGGCCGGCCTATTCAAATCTACATTGACAGACAGGGCGGTCAAACGTATGTATTTAATGCAACGCTTGCAGCTAATATTTCGTCCTCAGCTACGACAATACCGATGTCTAGCGTCGAGGGGATACCATATGCAGGATATGCAAACATTGGCGCGGAGACAGTTTATTACTACGGAACTGCAACCCAAGCCGAGAATGTGGCAACGGGTGCTTCAGCTTATGCGACGTTAAACAATGTAGTCCGCGGGCAGAACAATACGACGGCAGCTTCGCACACGGCAGGCGATGCGGTAAGCAACACACAGTTTCCAAATGTGACGGTATGGCCTGCGCCGGATCAGGGTACGATCAGTAATCCTTATTACACGCTGATCTACTGGCGGTTGCGAAGAATGCAGGACGCAGGTAATGGTGTAAACGTCGAGGACATTCCATACAGATTTCAAGAGGCTATGATTGCAGGGCTTGCTTACAAACTATCCATGAAAGTAAATGGCGGATTAGAGCGCATGGGGATGTTAAAAGCACAGTACGATGAAGCATGGGATCTTGCGTCATCTGAAGATCGAGAGAAGGCGCCAATCAGGTTTGTGCCAAGGCAATCATTCTTAGGTGTGAACTTCTAATGCCTAATCAGTTTGCTAGTGGAAAGTTTGCTATTGCCCAGTGCGATAGGTGTAATTTCCGCTATAAGTTAAAGCAGCTTAAGCCGCTGACAATTAAGACAAAAAATGTCAATATACTGGTATGCCCAGAATGTTGGGAGCCGGATCAGCCTCAATTGCAGCTTGGGATGTACCCGGTTAATGACCCGCAAGCAGTAAGAAACCCAAGGACAGATTCAAATTCGTATTATCAGTCGGGCTACAACGGCTTGCAGACGAATTACACGGTAGGGACGAATCCGCTTTACACGGGTGTTCCTTTAGATGGTAGTAGGGTAATTGAGTGGGGGTTTAACCCGGTAGGTGGGTCGAGATCATTTGATGCCAGTCTTACACCTAACCATTTAGTCCCGCGAGGGTTGGTTAATTCAGTGACTGTAGGAGTCTGATATGAAAACGATGGAAGCTTTAAAGAAACACATGGCAAAGAAAAACGGTCATCCTGATCCAGATGTGAAGAAGATGCGTAAGGGCGGGCCTACGAGTGAAATGATGCGTAAAGTTGGGCGCAACCTGGCACGAGCACGCAACCAGGGGTCAAAATGATGGCCTACTCAATGAAGCGTGGCGGCAAAGAAGTTGGCCCTGCGTCGGTCTACGCAGAGCCACATACGATGGATGGTAAGAAAACCAAGGCTTCATCGAATCCTGGGTCTGGTCCTGATCACAGTAACTTGGATACGGTAGCTATGAGCGTTGGGGCGTATACCAATAAGCTGGATAAGCCAATCAAGACAACTGGTATTAAAATGCGCGGAACGGGTGCAGCTACTAAAGGCACGATGAGCCGGGGGCCGATGGCGTGAACTGGGGCGACCTGAAGACTCAGATTCAGGACTACATGGAGACGACGTTCTCCACGGATAGCTTGACGGCATTTGTTACGCAGGCTGAGGAGCGTATATACAACTCAGTGCAATTTGCCAGTCTAAGGAAAAACGTGACGGGCCAGTGCAGTGCTAATAATAGGTACTTGCAGGCTCCAACAGATTTCCTAGCGCCATATTCAATGGCGGTTATAGAGCCATCTGGTGCTTACCATTATTTACTAAACAAAGACGTTAACTTTATAAGGGAAGCGTTTCCAATCCCGACGGGTGCTGGCAATACTGGGCTTCCGTACTGCTACGCATTGTTTGGTCCAGACTACCCAACAGCAACGAACAAGCTTGTGTTTTTACTTGGTCCGACTCCGGATCTTGGTTACACCATAGAGTTGCATTATTTTTACTACCCAACGTCAATTAGTGCTGGGAATGTAGATGCAACAACCACATGGCTAGGGGATAATTTTGATACAGTGCTTCTATATGGGTCACTAGTAGAAGCAGCAACATTTATGAAAGCCGAGCCGGACCAAATAGGCAATATAAACAATAAATACAAAGAAACGCTAATGCTAGCCAAGAGGCTTGGTGATGGGCTGGAGCGGCAGGATCAATACCGCAAGGGCCAGGTACAGGATCAGGTTGTGTAATGGCTATTGTGCAAACCATGTGTACAAGCTTCAAGGCGGAGGTTGCCAGGGGGTTACACAACTTTACAAGGTCCACGGGTAATGTTTTTTATCTTGCTTTGTACGTCGCGACTGCCAATCTCGGTGCAGATACCCAAACCTACACATCGCAAGGTGAAGCCAGTGGAACCAATTATTCCCCAGGCGGGCTTGCACTCACAAACATCACGCCCCTTTCATCTGGTTTTACAGGATATTGGTCGTTTGACGATCTAACATTCAGCAATGTAACGTTGACATGTGCTGGCGCTCTGATTTACAACTCCACAAATGGTAATCGGGCGGTTTGTGTTTTAAACTTCGGTTCTACGGTAATAAAAACCGGTCAAGATTTGACCATAACTTTCCCGCCCATGGGCGCCACTGATTCAATACTAAGGATTTCATAATGGAATACGCAAAGACAAATGATGTTGTAGCGAATGATTTAATTGTTCGCCCTGGCTCAGAAGAGAGTGCCCGTGCTATGGGTAAGTTTACGTTTGAGTGCTATGACAAAGATGGCAAGCTTAAATGGGTAGAAGAAAGAAAAAACCTGGTAGTTAATGTTGGGCTGCAAAACATGGCGGGCGTTGGGCTTGACGGAGCCACGACAAGATATACTACATGGTATATCGGTTTGTACGGCGCAGGTGCTTCTAATACCCCAGCGGCTTCAGACACCATGTCTTCTCATGCAGGCTGGACCGAGAATACGACATATAGCAATGCAACAAGGCCAACGGCAACTTTTGCAGCTGCTACGACGGCTAGCCCATCGGTTGTAACAAACTCCGCTAGCAAAGCATCATTCAACATTAATGGCACGACAACTGTTGGTGGCGCTTTCCTAACAACGGACAATACAAAAGGTGGCACGACAGGGGTATTATTTTCCGCTTCTGATTTTACGGGTGGTGATCGTTCGGTAGTAAACGGTGACACACTGCAAGTAACCTACACCTTCAGCTTGTCAGCATGATATGGCCCTTGTCCTTGCGGATCGTGTACAGGAAACGACGACAACCACAGGCACCGGCACAGTAACACTTGCTGGTGCGGTATCGGGGTTCCAATCATTCTCCGTTGTTGGTAACGGGAATACCACCTACTACACGATTGTCGATTCAAGCACGGGTGCTTGGGAGGTTGGCCTAGGCACTTACACATCTAGCGGGACAACGCTATCTAGGACTACGGTCCTATCGTCAAGTAACTCAGGCAGCTTAGTTAATTTTGCGGCTGGTACAAAGCAAGTATTTCTTACCTATCCGTCGGCGATGGCTTCATCGAGCGTTGCTGGTCCGGCCTCTGCTATTGATGCAGCTATTGCAGTGTTTGATGGCACAACTGGTAAGCTAATAAAAGATGGATCGGCAGTAACAAGTTATTTTGCTAACCCAGGTGTTGCTCAAGGTTATTTCACGCCTATCGGTCAGATTTATGCGTCTTCTTTAATTGAAATTACAAACTCCGGCGGAGGGGCTAGCAAGGGTTTGAGGTTAAAGTATGACGCTTCAAATTCCGTGTTATTGCAACCTCCGGCTTCTGGCGGGAATAACACATATGTATGGCCTGCTGGCGCTGGTGCTGCTGGTTATGCACTAACAACAAACGGTTCT